CCCTTGGCGCTGTTCACGTTGGTGTATGACCACGACCAACCAGGCGGAACAGTAAATGTCTGCGTGGCCTGCACCGTCTGGTTCGCCACACCACCGCTATATGTCGCACCGCAACCAGCAGCCGAGCCCCCAGGCGGGGTGCGGGTAAATGTGAAGTTCCCCGGGGTGGTCGCGTCCCCGAACATCACGACCTGCAACTGAAATTCGATAGTCCGGTGGGTGTTGTTGGGGTAAGAAGTCCCCGACACCGGAGAGGCGACTTGCCCCGCAGGCTGCAAATTCGCCAAGTTCGTCGGCACGTCTTGCAGCTTCAGGAACGTCCGGTCGGCGTCAGTGACAACGAGATTGCCATACTGGGCGAAGGCTGGCATCGCCACCGAGAATGCGCCCGCGGCCTGGTCGTAGTCCTTCAGGCCACGAACATCGAGGACCACCCCGGTTGACAGGCAGTTGACCATGTTGCTAACGAGGCTCCCCTGGTTCCAGGCACGGCACTGACCATTGACCTTGACATTGCCCCCGGTGATGGACGCGGCGATCTGCGCCAGGGAACCAAGGACGAAACTGGCGTCGAACATGACCTCGACGTTGCACGTCGTGTTGGTGTTTCCGGCCTCGATAAGCAGCGGGGTGGTGTCTGAACCCTCCGACCAGAAGGACAAAACTCGCACATCAGAGCCACGGATGTGCAGAGGATTGGTGGTGTTGTTGCTGTGTAATGCCGTGATAGTGCCAGTCGCACAGTCCACCAGTTCCAGGCCAGCGCCAGCATTAAAGCGGGTGAGGTACAGCTCGTCCCAGATGCCGACATTGCCGCCGACGATCTTCGCCAGCGCCCCAGTGGCCCTATCACCGAGCTCCACCTTGCCCCAGTGCAGGCCGAAGCAGTTGTCGGCTATCAGGCCGTAGTTCTGGGTAGCAGCCTCGAAGATCGACAGGTAGCCGATGATCGTGTCGGCTGAATCAGCTATCACCAGCCCATCGGTGCTCATGTCGAAGCAGTGGTGAATCTTGCCGAAGTCACCCTCGTCGGCACGAATGAACCAGCCTTGCCCGCATCCTTCGGTGGTCGAGTAGTAGCTGCCTTGCCGCACAGCCGTCGCATACGTCAGCTGATCATCGACATACCAACCCATGCCGAGATAGCTGTTGCCGTAGAACCTCAGGGTGTGATCGATGATGTCGGTGAGGTACAGGCCAATATCGCCCACCACACAGGCCGCAGCACTGACAGTGTGCTTGGCGGCCTTGTCCAACACCACAATTGTCGCGCTCGTCCGACTGACGATGCGCGCGATCAGCGGAGCCTCTCCAGCAGTGCTCGCGCCCTCAACACGCACATACCGCCCCACGTCAGCGGCGGTGAAGTTGGCCGTTGCCGATGTCAGCTGGGTCTGATTCGACGCTGACGACATGGCTGCATCAGTCACGCGCCTACGGCTACCACCGCCCTGTAGCCGGATGTCGAGCTCAGGCGCATACATGCCGCGCACCGTCAATGTGGCACCGGCTGACAACGTGATGCTGCCAATGGTCTTGAGCCGAAAATTCTCCCCTACCCCACCAGCAGGCGCATTGCCGACGTTGGCATAGCCGCCATCTAGGATCAGTGGAGTTGAAAGCTGGATGTTGCCAATGAGCGTCAGCTGACCAGTGGCCTTGCCGTTGACCTTCATCGCATTGAAAACCGCAGCGATACCGGTGTTGTCGGAGCTGCCACTGGCCACATACACGTATTCGGGCAAGACCGCCTGACTGCCAGAACTCACCGTCAATCCGCCGCCACCTGGAAGTTCACCGGGAGGGATCGAGGTGATTACAGCGGCGAAGGCGGCATCAGTGGCCACCAGCACCTTCTCATCAGCCCACAGGCGGCCAAAGCCGGGGAGCTGGGCCACCCATAGGGGCAAGACCTTGTCAGAGCGCTGATCAAGGTGGAACTCACTGTCGTCAATGGGCGAGCTGAAGGACAGGGTGGTCTGCTGTAATGAGCGCACGTAGAGGGTCATGTGCTCTCTCGCTTCTCCAGGCCCACAGCAGCACGCAGCTCGTCAGCCTCGTGCTCGTTATCGGAGTCCTCCATCACCACCGCCAGTGCCTCAGCGATGGCGTTGAGCTTGTGCTGCACCGCGGCATCAGCGCGAGTGGAGGTGTTCTCCAGCAGGGCCACCATCAGGAACGTGATGATCGTGGTGGCGGTGTTGATGATCAGCTGGCTCATGTCCAGCGGCATGAAGAACAGAGTGGGGAACCACACCGCCACCATCAGCACGCAGAAGGCGAAGAACCAGGCCTTGGACACCAGGTTGGCACTGCGAGTGGCGAAATGATCGAACCAGCTGACCTTGTCGCTGACCTGACTGGGCATCACGTCTTCGGTGGAGTCATCCTTGCTCATCAACCCTCCTTACCAAACAAACCCCGACCCCTTCTGGGGGCCGGGGTTCGCCTGTCGTCCCTTGCTACAGCGTGGGTTACGCCTTGCGGAGGATAATGATGCCGCGGGGGTTGAGGACCACCATGCCGACGAGCTCGTCCATCACCCAACCCTTGTGGAACTGCTCCACCTGGTTGTTCTCCTCGACATCGAGGGAGTACATCACCGGGAACACGCCGAGGAACGACGGCTCCGGTGTCAGGTAGGTGGTGCCACGCGGGATGATGATCGATTTGCCGATCTGGAACTCACCGAACTGGACGATCTTCTCGCCAGCAACGACGGAGTCCTTGAAGGCCCAGCCGGTCGTCGCGATGTCCCAGCGGTAGAAATCGCGGTATTCCTGCGGGTTGCACAGCAGCCGCGAGGAATCCAGCATGCGCTGGTCGGTGAAGGTGACCGCCGTGTAGAGATCGGACGGCATGAGGGTGGAACCACCTACCGTGATCTCGTTGGGCAGCGAGCCCGAGCCCGGAACTGCAGTCGTGTCCACCAGACGGTAGTTGGCTGCAGCGACCTCCAGCAGCGTCACCAGGCGGGAGTCTTCCTGCCGCATGATGGCCTGCTTGGTCATGTCCTGGGTGTACTCGACCAAGTTGGAGCGGAGGTAGTAGAGATCCTCCTTCTTGATCTTCGGGAACGACGCGATGCGGAACAGCTGCACCTCGACGCGCTTGCCCTCGAACGGCGTGATCTTGATCTCGCCCTCGTCGCCGTGGAGCATGTAGGCCTGCCCCAGGTCGTCCAGCACGTCGTACTGGATGGGGACACCCGGGGTGAGGGTGTCCTCCAAGAGCACGTTGCGCAGAATGCCCTGGTAGCGAAGCTGCAGCTGGATCGGGCCAATCATGGACTGGCCGAGCCGCATCATGCCGTTCTGGCGATCTCCGAGGATGTGTGCCAGACGCGCTTGCTTCTGGCGATGAGACAGCTTCTGGCCGCCCATCTTGTCCATGACGCGCTGAATGTCGGCAACGTAGTCTTCCGAATTCTTTGCGACGCGCTGTAGGCCTGAGCCAAACGCCTGGGGAACCATTGCGGTAGGCATTATATCTGTCCTCCCTTCCCTTATGGCGTGGCCGCAGCCACCGAGGTGGCCAGGCTGTAGCGGTTCATGCGGATGAGGATCTTGTCGGTGGTCTCGACATCGATCAGCTCCGAGATGGCATTACCGTTGTTGACCCCGGTGGGGGTCAGCAGGCCGGTGGCGGTGCCGGTGAGCAGCTGGAAGCCGCCATCGGTCACGTTGGCCGCAGTCCAGTTCGCGGTCTGGTCGAAACCAGGCGCGAGGATCTCGAACTCGGCTTGCTCGCCGCCCACCCACACCGTGAACAGGTTGGTGCCGGTGGCGGTAACTTCGTCTACTCCGAGCTGGGGGGCCAAGAAGAAGGCCGACAGACCGAAGGGCTTCTGGTTACCCGTAGCGGTGTACGGGGTGAAGATCTCTTTGGTCAGACGGCACATCACGGTGCCCGGGTAGATGTCGAACGAGCGATTCCAGTTGGGGTCCAAGAACCCGCCGTAGGTCGTGGCCTGGTGCTGGGCGTAGATCGGTCGGATCGAACGCTTCAGCGCCGGGTTGGACGCAGGTGGTCGGAACATGCTCGCCTCCTTTCCAGGTATGAGGTGGTGAACTACTTGAGCCAGATGGCTACGTCACCGGACAGGTCATTTGCAGCGTTGTTCGCCTGGCCCGCGGTCAGCTGACGCTGGCCGAAACCTGGCGGGACGCTACTGCCTGCACCGCGATTGACTCCCGCAGTGCGGCGGGCTGCTGCAGCCCGCTGCGTGTTGATGGCGTCCAACATGCTGATGCGATCCAAAATGGTGCCATGGCGCATCGTCTGTGCCAGCCCCGCGATCTTCCACTTCTCTTCAGAGGTGTTGGGGGCCAACCCGGCGCGGATGTAGGCCTCGGCATAACGAACCGCCGTGATGCCATCCGCTTTGCGATTGGAAGTCCGAGAGGAGTCGCCTTCTCCTGGAGCCCAAATCTGCGAATCGGGGGAGAGTTCGGGATCAGCGAGGTTGTCGCCCGCATTGCTCCCGAAGTCACCCAGATCGAACTGAGACGCCTGCGCGTCCGCGTCGGTGGTGTCAGAGACCGGAGCCTCCACGTCGATACGATCCTGAGGGGCTGCGACATCCAGCTTCTCGTCTGCGCGACGACGCATCTTGGACCTCCGGTTAGTGCTGCTCTCACTCTTTCGGGCTTCTCGCAGCGCAATTCCCAGTGTCGGGAACATGGCTTCCACCGGAATTCCCTTGGCCTGGCAGAAACGGGCTGCCGTGCGGCGCAGGAATACAGGGTTGCCGTGCTGGCGCGCGGTCTTGCCGGTGGTCTGAGCCAGCCAGCGGTCGAACAGCGCGAAGTAGTGGCGGCTGGCGTCCTTGGGCTGGGTCTCTGCCGAATCCAGGGCGATGTCATCGAAATCGCCCTTCAGCCCCTGC